GATCAATACGGCAAGATATTTGAGGGCAGCGTAATTCAACCCTTGAGGTCCAAGGAAAACGGGGTTGATTATAAACTAACCCTTGTATCAATGGATTCTGACCGCTACTACCAGTATGGTTTGGTTGGTGTTTCCCTTGCTGCTGAACAATCTTCACGTGATGCTATTGATGCTTGTTTGAACCGTGCCGGAGAAGTAACAAGAGAAAATTACGGTATCGTAGAGAACACAATTGGTACCGGCGGCATAATCTATCCAAGAGGAAAGGTTATGTTTGGTTCCCCTATCCCTTATCTCAATCAGCTTGCTTTTTCTGAGAATGCTACATTCTACATTGATAACGGGGAAGCAAACATCGTGACTGCAAAGGACCTATCTGGCTCTGAAATTTTCGATCTTGGTCCAGAAAATGGCTTGATCGGTACTCCGGTTCAAACTCAGAACGGGATAACCTGCCAGTGTTTGTTGAACCCTAGATTGAAAATCAACTCACTATTCCATTTGGACAACAAAAAGATAGAGAACTACAGATATACTCCTGGCCAAGCAATTCGGGCTTTAGACTCTGAGGGCATCTATCGTGTTATCAAAATGAAGCATATCGGTGATACACGAAGCAACGAATGGCAAACAGAGATCGAAGCTATCAGTCAGACAGGTATACTTCCGAGCATGGTAGTTGGCGCAGATCTTTATGCATTCGGGTCGTAATAATTTCAAAAAGGGTATGTACATCTGCTGCGGACCTGGTATAATAGAATCATAAACCAAAGGAAATAACTTTCAATCACAACTTTCAAGGAGGAACAAATCATGGCTAACACTTCTATCATCAAGGTAACTTCCGCTAACGGCACCGCTTATATCCCTGGAAACGAAGAATTTGTAATTCAGGCTTCTAAGGCTATCGAGGAATTCAATCCCGATGCTATCATCTACATCTACAAGGCTGGCAAGGTTAACCTGGACTCCCTCCCAGAGGAAGTTATCCGCAAGGTAAACGAAATCTTGGATTACTTCACTAAGGCGTATGTAACGTATATGAACGGAAAGTTCGAAGTATCTGCCTGCATTGGAATTCAGAAGAACTATCCGGTGGACCACTTCTTCTGTGGAACCTATACAAAATAAGGGAGGGGCAACCCTCCCCTTCCATTCAAATCACAAATTCAGGAGGTAATTCTTATGTTGGAACCTACAGTTATTCATCTTATTCAAAACTTGGAACGGTATGGCACACTTCTCTCTGATGATGAAGTTGAATCCCCTGCTTATGGATTGACATACAACTCTATTACTTATAGATTTCTTAGGATTAAAATCATTAAGCACAAATCGCTTTTATATAAGGTCGTCATGGCCGATGGAAATTATATCCAGTACGCACTTCTTGGGAGGTTATGGAATGTTGAACAGTAAAGAATACAATAGGAAAGGCACAACATGCCCTTACTCCCCTTCTTGTTTTACATGTCCCCTTCCGGATTGCATTATAGCTATGGCCGATGCACAAACCGTAAATAAACTTCCAGAGGAAATTGAAGGCAACAGAAGGCTAAAAAGAGGCGAAGGCAAAAACGTTCAATTTGAAATAAACAGAGCAATAAGAAAACGTGCAAAGGAGGTAGCAGAACGACGTGGCGGGCACACAACAAACAATAAGTGGACAGGCACAGATAGATCAAAATAATGCTGCTGACATTATGTTCCGTATCCGCTGTGCTATTCCTGCTATCATCCAGTCATATGATCCGTCAACAAATACGATAGAAGCACAACCTGCAATTCGGGAACGTTTGGTTATGGAGGATGGTTCAATCCAATATTTGAACCTCCCTTTGTTAATAAACGTACCGGTTGTATTCCCTTCATCTGGTTCTGCTTCTATTACATTCCCCATAGGTAAAGGCGATGAATGTCTCATAATTTTCTCCGATCTTGCTATTGATAACTTCTGGACATCAGGTTCAATTCAAAACCCGATAGAAGTTAGAAGGCACGATCTATCTGATGGAATTGCTATTCCTTGCTCCCTTAGTTTAACAAGGACAAGAGCTGCTGGTAGTTCCATTCAGATACGACGAGGAAATACTTTAATTGAAGTTGGCGCTTCTACTGCTAAAATGTCCTCTGGGGATAGGGCAGTAGAACTCACTGCTTCTGGAGCAAGGTTGGCAGTTGGTGAAAATTATGCTGCAGTAAATGCTTCAGGTGTAGTACTCAAAGGAGGAAGTTCAACAATAACACTTCGCGATGGTGTTATGAATTTCTCTGTTGATGGTAAAATCTTCACTGGTTCCCAGATATATGATAAACTTCAGGAATAACGGAGGTCAATATGAAGTACAGAAAGCAATTGGCCGACGGGGATTATTCCTTCGGCAATAATATGCAAGACTTCCTCGAAGGCCAGGAAGCCATAGCGCAGGCAATTAAAACAAAGATCCTTCTTTTCTATGGCGAGTGGTGGGAGGATGTAGCAGAAGGAATTCCAATGTTCCAATCTATTGTCGGACAGTCAAATAGGAATAATGTTATAAACGCTTTGGAACTTTTACTTAATGAACGGGTGCTTGAAGTTCCTGGTGTAGAGGTAGTAAATGAGATCACAACTGCACTTGAAGGAAGAACTATTTCGGTATATATTCGGTGTACTACAGAAAATAATGAACAGGTAGAAGTTGAGGTGAGTATCTAATGCCCTACGTTCCCCCTTATATAGACAATACAGGAATGCACATCCCAACTTACGCTGAAATCCGGGATGACCTAATCGAACAAATGAAATCAATCTTTGGGGACGATATTTATATCGATGAGGATTCCAAAGATTACCAGCAGATCTCAATCTTTGCAAGAAAGATATTTGATACTAATGCACTTGGCCTTCTGGTTTACAATAACCGGACGGTCAATACTGCTATAGGGGTCGGCCTTGATAATATCTGTGCTTTGGTTGGTATCAAGCGCAAGCCTGCTACTTACTCTACGGTACAGCTTACAGTAACAGGCGATGCAGGAACCGTTATTACAAACGGTAAAGCTTCCGATGGTACATACACCTGGAACCTCCCTGCTTCTGTTACAATTCCCGATAATGGAACAATCGTTGTTGAAGCAACATGTAATGAATCTGGTTCCATTACGGCAGCAGCAAATACAATCAATACTATCGTTACTCCCATTTTTGGTTGGATAAGCATTACAAATACTTACACTGCTTCTCCTGGTACAAATCAGGAAACGGATGCAGAGCTCAGAGCACGGTATGCTAATGCTACGTACCAGCCGTCCAAAACCGTTCTCGAAGGTTTGATGGAAAACATCGAAGCCCTGGAAGGCGTAACCAGAGTAAAGCTTTATGAGAACGATACTGGGTCGGCAGATTCCAACGGCCTTCCTGCTCATTCCATCACTGCTATCGTGGAAGGCGGCCTGGACGACGATATAGCTACCGCCATTTACTTCAAGAAAACCCCGGGATGTTATACCAACGGCACTTCTTCTGTTGATATTACAACCCTTTCAGGTAACGTAGCTACGATCCGTTTCTACCGACCGACTTACAAGCCGGTATATGTAAAGGTAAGCATCAAACAGCTTTCTGGTTATAATGCTAGTTATGCTGATGATATTAAAGCTGCTATCGTTTCCTACATTCAGGAAATGCAGATAGCTGAGTCTGTGTACCGTTCCATTCTTTGGTCGGTGGCCGTACAAACAATGACCTCAATCAATACTCCTGCTTTCTCGGTAACTAACATTCAGCTTTCTACTGATGGAACAACTTACCAGGATGCAGACATTTCTATGCTGTTCAATGAGGTAGCCCAGACCGACTTGGCTAAAATCACCGTGGAGGTGAGTTGATGGCTGACAGTAATGCTTCTTACCTCAAGCTCATAACTTCGGAACATGCAACAAGTAAAAAGTTCATTGAATACACAAAGGCTACTATCGATATGGTATCGCCTACGGTTGATGTACTTAATGAATTCGATACTCTGTTCAATCTGAGTACTGCAATTGGTGCACAACTGGATGATCTTGGTTCATTAGTTGGTATTTCAAGAGTACTTCCTATTGATGATGCTGACATTGACCCGGTGCTTACTGATGATGCCTACAGAAAAGTTATCCAGGCTAAGATCATGAAGAATCACTGGGACGGTACAATGGAAGGCATGAGGCAGATTATGTCCAAGCTTTATTCTAACCTTCCTTATGATATTGTTGATAACCAGGATATGACCACGACCGTTTACATAACGGATCCTACGATTTCGGCACAAGATAAAGCATTACTGTTCAATGGATTCATTCTCCCTAAGCCCTCCGGGGTTGGAATAAACTATCAAATCCTCGACTCTGCTCTGTTTGCTTGGAACCTCGATTCTGAGTACTTCAAGGGCTGGGATGAAGGTGTATGGTCATAAGGAGGAAATAAATGGCGAGTACAAACATAAAGCTGTTCGATGAAAACAAGTCGAACATGATGTCTGATACCGACTATGGTACCAACACACAACGTGCTAACGGTGTTCAGACTGGCGTAGCAAGCTCAGAGCTTCAGAACAAATTCCAGTACCAAATGTCCCTTGTGGCCTATGCTATAGCCCAGCTTATGATGGCCAACGGCCTGAATGCCGTCGATACCGATGCAGTAACTACTTTTGTTGGAAACCTTTCTAACTCTGTAGTTCAGAAGGTTCTTGACAAGGCTGCTGCAAGTGATATGATTACTGGCACTAACAACGCAAAGTGGGTAACCCCGGCATTGGTAGCTAACGCCCCTAAGGGAATTGATGCTGATGTTACACTTAGTTCTACTGGGTGGACCCAGACTGTGGATGCTTCTAATCAGACGATCTACACTCAGACATTCACAGTAGCTGGTTCTACTGCCAACTCTGCACTTATTCTTAAGATCGACACAAATAACTACAAGAAGCTGTCCGATGCAAGCGTATCTTTCTTCCAGCTGGAAAACGACAACGGAACTTTGAGTGCTATTTGTGTTGATGCCAAACCTGAAAGTGATCTTACCATACAGGTCACCCTTGTGGAGGTGAAACAGAATGCCTAATCCCATTTACTCTAATCCAGTAGCAGCAGGTGGCGGATCTAAGCTTAATGTTTTTATTTCCGAAACCCAACCTACGGCACAGAACGGGCTGTGGGTGAAAAAGGCCAAGAGCGCGGTGACGGGGGTGGAGATTGATAATGCGATAAGGGGCATTAACTTCTCGGATGTGGTGCTGCCGGGGAGTTACGCTGGGCTCGATAATAATTTTTCATACGCAGCAACGTTCCCAATTGTACTAAAAATCGGGAATGTAATATATGCTTCCCCAAGCACTTGGGGAAGCTCCACGCCATATGGATATAGATATATTAAGTACGATATAGAAACTTCTATTTTTTCTATTGAAACAATTACTGCGAGCACTTCGGTTTCGGTTGACGGTATTCTATCACAAAATGTTGTTGTCATAGGCAGCATCGTATACGCCGTCAATCAGACCAATCGTGTACTTAAAATAGATTATGAAACAAACACCTACACATATACATATAGTACCGCATTATTTTCTACAAACTATAGATCTGCGGGCATTGGCGAAAAGGACGGAGTTATATACATATTGTGCGGGGTGCGGCGTGGATACTATACATCTATTTATGCGTTTGACACGGAAACAAATGTAGCAACACAATTTGTTTCGGATTTAAGTACAAACTTTTCCAATATATATGGGAAATTTTTCTTTTATGATGGCAAACTGTTTTTCTTTTCAGGCTCAGCGTCTTTGCAATTTACTTGTGACATAAACACAAGAGAAGTTACAAGCGTTAGGGAATTTGTTACAGAAGCTGGTGCTGCTGATACAGCCCTATTTCCGGCGTATGGAATGGTTCAAATTGGAGAGACAATTTACTTCATTGGACTTGCTGGATCTTCTTCGGCATCTGCTACAGCTAACAGTGCGTATTCTTACAACTTGCTTACTGGTGCCTCGGCAAAAATTAGTGATGAACTTGGAAGCACTCAAGCATTAGTTATGTCAGGAAGCATAAACTATCTGCCCGGATATTATTTTGATGGCTCGTCGTTGTTTGTTTTTGGTGGGCTGTATTATCAATCAGATTCGTACCGTCACTATCAAAACATCGTAAAAGTGATTTTCACCTCCAACGACCTGCCCACCGGCACAGTCTGGGCGCATGAGAGCACCTCCGAGAACGTGACAGAGATGTACAAGGACAAGACCATGACCTTGAACCTGGGCATTGACAAGGTGCTTATCCAAGAGGAGGATGGGTTGAAAGTCCAGCCCGCGGCCATCATCAAGAACGGCGTAGTCACGGATATCGGCGGGGGGATAACGCCTGAACCCACCACACCCACGCTTGAGGGGACGTGGGTGCTGAATGAAACACTGGTTGCGCCGGAGAGTGATTTCAATGTGTATACATCGTTCACCGTCGGCTCGTCAGTCAGCACACAATACGCGGCCTCACTTATCCGAACATATACGACCAGCGGCTTACACAGATTGTCTGTCCAGCTAACGACTGGCATCGAAAATGTACTGTACAATTTCGGAACCAACGCATGGGAATACAAATATAAATATCTGATATTCCCCTCTGGTGCCACGGCATCTGACAACTTCATCACATGGCTGGCAGCAAACGCCACCAAACAATAACACAAGGAGGAAACAAACATGTATACCGGTTATATCGTAAAGGCAGGAGAGATCTGTAAGGACGAACGGGTAGCTAAGGCTATCAAGAATTTCAAGTACGAGAACGAGACGGTCATCTGCGTGGGCGAGGACGGGTACATCACAGAAATCAACACCCTGCGGACGGCCAAGAGCGTTGTGGGCGAACAGGCCAGCCCGGAGGCGTATCTGGCGGCTTACCTTAACAAACTCAACAACCCTGATCCTGTTGAAACCACGGAGGAACCTACTACGGAGGAGGCCTAATTTATGTCAGTAATTTATTCTAATCCAATAGTAACAGGGGGGGGGGTGCCAAGCTAAATATAGCTTATGGCCTTACACCACCTGATGATACAAGCAAGCTGTGGGTACGGATGCAGGGAAACCCCGACAAGGTAGAAAGCACTGATGATGTAGCAGTACAGGTCGGTGAATTTGTTAAATACTTTTCTGAAGTAGATTTATCTCCATTGGTAGGCCATATGATTTTTAATGTTCCTTCCGGTAGAATTTGCAATGGCAAAATGTACACGGCTATAAACGAAAACTTTGCTATATTCAATGTAACAGATTTGGAAACAAAGATTACCAGTCTGAGCTCTGTACAAATGCCAACGAGTTGGAGATTTCCTGCGTGGTGTGTAGTTGGAAATAAAATGTACTTTCTTGGTGGAACACCACGGCAAAGCACTAATACAAGTACTGTTAGAATTTATGATACAGAAACTGATATGTGGACTACACATCCGTTTCCGGGTTCATATTCTGGTTCTGGTGCAACAACACGAGGGTCTACTGCTTTTTACAACAATACAATTTATGTATTTGGAAGTACATCAAATCCATCCTATTCAGTTATCGCGTATACATTCAATATAGAAACGTATGAAATAAGTACCATAACGTTTACATCTTCGATATCGTCTACTATCGATTCGGGTAATTCTTCGGTTCAAATGTTTGTAAAAGGCAAATACGCTTACCTTGTATTGAATCCTGCCTTATCCATTACAGGTATTAGGTTTGATTTAGAAGAACATACGTATGAGTCATTTCCGTTTAAGGCTTCCTTTGCAGCAAGTGCTTTTTCAAATTTGCAGTTTATGCATGCCAATTCAATAGAGGTTCAAAATGAAAGGTATTTGTTTGGATTTGGACCAGTTAGCGGCTCAGCAGTATACTATCCTACTTTAATTAAAGTTACAATAGGGGAAACTTCTGGCACATTAGATGTAGTATTCAATTATACAAGTCAATCTACAAGAATAAATTTCATAGCTGGAGTAACACAGAATAATATGTATGCAATTGAGGTATCAAGTGTAGATACTGTGAGAAAAGGTTGGAAGGCACCGTATCAATATCCCCTTGAAAACGGAAAACTTCTTTTACAGGAAGGCAGTAAATCTTTCAGAATTATAAATTCTAAGGATGCAAAAATATCGTTCAAAATTAAAGATACGTTTTTAGGGAAAGAAACGGGCTATGCCGACGAGGTAGATGCGTATCTTTACAACACAACTAAGCAACAGTGGATTTCCCTTGACGGAACCCCATATACTGAATAAATAAAATCAAAAGGAGAAGGAAGGATGGAGCAATATGTAATCCCAGGCCTTTTTACGGTCCTGGTGGCAATCATAGAATTGATAGCTGCTAAGGATCGAAAGGAAAGCAAAAAGGATCAGGAGAGGCTCAAGAGACACGAGCAGCAACGAGCAAAGGAAACCAAACTTCAAATGGAAATGAACAGCGCTACGTTACAGCTCTGTGTTGTAACCTCAAATGCCCTTACTGGCGGCCATAATAACGGAAACGTTGAAAGGGCAAGACAGGCTGCCAGGGATGCCGAGGATGCATATAATGCTTACATTCAAGAACTTGCTGCCAATCAGGTAGCTAAATTATAAGGAGGTCAAAACATGAACTTGAGCAATAAGGTATACGACATCATGAAGTACCTGACCATCATTGTTCTGCCTGCTATCGCTGCACTTTATTCCGGCCTTGCTGGTATCTGGGGTTGGCCTTATGCAGAGCAGATCGTGTCTACTATTTCCTGCATTACCGTTTTCCTCGGTGCTGTTCTGTGTATCAGTTCTGCTAGTTATAACAAGAACAGCAACAACTATGATGAAGCAGCATGAGTAGCGCAAAAGAAGTTCTCAAGGTATGGCGGGCTGAACTTGGTTATACTGAAAAGGAAACCAACGACCCCCAGTACCTTGATGATAAAACGGCAAATACCGGCGATAAGAACTTTACAAAGTATGCTCGGGACATTGATGCAATCCCCCATTTTTACAATGGCCCTAAACAGGGCTATCCCTGGTGCACAACCGGTGAAGCTTGGGCATATGTAAAGGCATTCGGTGTAACTGAGGCTAAACGGTTACTCCTTCTGCCTGAGGATTCCCTCGGTGCTGGCGTATATTACTTAAAGCGTTACTTCCAGGCTGCAGGTCAGTTAGGCAAAACTCCCAAGGTTGGTTCCCTGGTATTCTTCGGTGATACCCATACCGGAATCGTTTCCGAGGTTACAGCAATCGGGTTCAAATCCATCGAAGGAAATACCAGTCCCCAGTCTGGTGTTGTTGCTAACGGGGGTATGGTATGTGAAAAGGAATACAACTACATTAGTAGTTCCTGGACTTTCGGCTATCCTGATTATACAGAGGATGACACTTCCACTGATGATGATGAATCTGATTCTAAGCCTAAGCTGTATTTGAGCCCTGCATATCACATGGCCAATGAGTGCTGTTATAAACGCCCTGATGGACAGCAGTGCTATGAAACCCTCGAAAACAATGAATTCATGGATCTGTTGGAACCGATGGTTATCCGCTGTGGCTTTGATGTAAAGCGTGGTCCTCGTAGAACCCCGATGTCCAATGAAAACGGTACCGACTATATGTACCAGGCCATCAAGGAATCCAACGACTGGGGTGCTAAGATCCATTACGTTTCCCATACCAACGGTAGTACTACTGGTCCTACTGGTAATGGTAAGAAGCAGGGCTTCCTTTCCATGTACCACTCCGACAGTGTAAACGGAAAGAAGCTTGCCCAGTTGATGGCTAAGTACCGTAAAGAGATCTATCCCTATGGCTGCAATACCTGGGGTAGAACTGATCTCCATGAGCTGGAAGATACTAAGGCCTATGCTGTATACCAGGAACATGCATACCATGATAACCCTATCGATGCTGCTTGGTTCCATGAACATATGAAGGAATGCGCAATTGCTGATTGCAAAGCCCTCTGTGAATTCTGCGGCCTTGAGTATGTACCCGAACCTGAGCCTGAACCCACCCCTGATCCCGTAGTTCCTGCTGGCGATATGACCATCGTTCTGCACGGACTGGGCAATGATTCTGGTACTTGGGAAGTCGTAAAATAATTTTACAAAGGGTATGTACATTCCCGGCAGACCTGGTATAATGTAACCATGGACCAAACAATATTAAGCCACAAATTCAATTGGAGGTTAAAATCGATGAAGTATTTTGTTGAAGAGCTCGGTATTTCCCACAACGGCCGTTCTTGGTGGCCTGCCGCTAATGAGGTAAACTTCGATGAGGCTGATGACTGCCACATCTACGAGTTCCCTACAAAGCAAAAGGCAATTGAGGTAGCTATAGCTCAGAGAGGCGGCAAGGTCAAGGAAGTTACCGATCAGCCTCTTATTGAAAACCTTCGCAAGCTTGGGGCCGGTACAATCCGCATCATTAAGCAAGCATCTAAGTACACAATGGTTTGGACATTCGGCCCTTATGAACCGATCGACATAAACAAAATCAAATAAGGATATAGGGAGGCTTCAACCTCCCTTTTCCATACATACAATAAAAATGAAAGGAAACAAAAACAATGCCTAAGATCATGGACCAAGTTCTCGACTCCATCGAAATCACCTGTGCAAAGTGCGGTGAAACCTTCAAGATGTATCCTTCTGAGCAGAACTACTTCAAGAAGAAGGGATTTGCCCTTCCTAAGTTGTGTAAGTCCTGTCGTGAGGAACGTAAGATGCTAACCGAGTTCATTTGTTGTGACTGCGGTAAGCCTTTCGTTCTGATGCAGAAGGAAATCGACTACTTCACTAACAACAACCTTAATCTTCCTAAGCGTTGCCGTTCTTGCCTCGAAGGCAAGCGCATCCGTAACGAGGAGAAGGCTAACAACTCCTGATGAAAGGAGGCAAAACAATTGGCTGAAATCAAGCGGACCAAAAGTCGTGAGGAGTATATCAAGAACATGTGTCCCGGTAACATCGTAGCCTTCAATTCAGGCGAATACATGTTTTCCGGCCGTGTGATCGATTTCTCTCCCGACAATAAGGTCGTTATCAAAACCCGGAATGGGTCAGTTTTCTTTGTTGAAAGAAACGACATTGTCTGGGTGAAGACCGGCTCCAAATGGCCGTTAGGCATTTATAATGCCCTCAAACTAAAGCAAAAGGAGAACTGACATGGCTAAGAAGATCTCTGTAGATCAAACAATGCAGGATATTGTATACCTCAAGAATCAAATCGATGGCCTCAATATGCTGCTCACCCAAAAGAAGGAGATAATGGCCGCCTACTTTGAGAAATCAGGTAACAAATCTGTCTCCAATGATGAATGCATCGTATTCACTACAGAGAAGTGCAAAGTCGAATATGATGTCGATGCAATATGTAAACGTCTGGAAAAGTCGGTTACTGAGCAGTTCATTGACCGCACTGTCGAAATACAAGATATGAAAGGATTAGGACGAGTATTGAAAAAGGCGGGATTGTCGTTTTCTGATATTCGTCCTTTCTTGTTTGTCGACAAGAAGGTAAATGAATCAAAACTGTCCAAGCTATACGACAGGGAAGTTATCTCCCTCGACGACCTTAAGGGCTGCTATTCCTCGACCGTAACCAAGTCCGTAGCCCTCAGGATGAAAAATACCGACAGTCAAATCAACATAGGAAAGGCCAATGAAAAGTAAAGTACGAATTGGTTCTGTTGAAGCCTTCATCGCCACCCTCAAGCATTACAACTTATTCCAGGACGAAGAACTGTACAAGGTTGTATGCCCTTTCCACGGCGATGTAAATCCAAGCATGCAAATAAACGTCCCAAAATGCTTCTGGTATTGCTACGGCTGCGGTAAGGGCGGCAATACAGTCGACCTTGTAAAAGCCTTCCATCCAGAGTACTCCTACTTCCGTGTAGTTGATGAGATCTCCTCTTACATGGATGATGGGAGGGGGATTATAGGGGGAGAGGAGTTACCTTCCTTAAGTAACTTAAGTATTTCTTCTGTTAAACAGAAACTAAATTACACTGAAGGCCTTAAGTTAGCTAAGAACTTTTACTCCACCCTTCCTCCCACTAACTGGTACCGCTTTTCCTACGACCCTGATGAATGGGAAAACTTCCAAAGAATAAAGCGGTATCTGTTGAAACGCGGCTTTACTCCTTCAACCCTCCAGAAAGCCGGCGCCAAATACACCTACAAAGCTAACTATCCAGTAGTTTTTCCTTTGTTGGAAAACGGCTTATTCCGAGGCTATGTGATGCGAACCGACGACCCAACGGTGGAGGCGGCAAGAAAATACATGTACAACCGCGGCTTCAAGAGGGAACGCACTTTAACTGGCAACTTCCGATCAGATACAGTGATTCTGGTCGAAGGCTTCATGGATAAACTTCGTACAAACCAGCTCGGCTTTGAAAACGTATGTGCAATCCTCGGTTGGAAAATAACCAGCACACAATTGGAAAAGCTGAAAAAAGCTAAAGTAGCTAAAGTAATTTGTGCTTTGGACAATGATGAATCCGGAATTAAGGGCTACAAATACTTAAAGCTACTTGGCAAAAAACATAATTTCTCTGTTGAAAGGCTTCGTTACCCAAAAGGCTGTAAGGATATGGGAGATGTACTTCCCAAAACCGATGCAGCTTCTAAAGTAGTAACGCAGCTAAAAAAGTTCGGTGCCACATAAATTTCCTATGTACATTTTGTTTTGCTTGTGGTATAATGGAAACATCCAAAATAAAGGAGTAAATTACAATGGAAAATCAAATCGTTAGAATGCCTTACAGCCGCTACAAGAACCACTATTCCGATTGTGAAACCGTTTGGGATTCCTATGACCGGAAAGCTAAATCCATCGAAGTGATCGTTCCTGAAGGAAGAATGAAGCCTTCCGGAGTCCGAGGCCAAACCTTCAAGCACATGAGGTTTGTTGGAACCGAAAATGATACAGGCAGGAAGGTTGAGGTTTGTGTAAAGGCTACATGTGCTGATAACGCTAGAAAACAGTTGAAGATGTATTACCCCGGAATTACATTCAAAGAATAAAACTAAAAGGAGAACATTACCATGGCTAAAAACTTGATCTCAGAAATGAAAGAAAGAATTGCTAAGTCTGGCACTTCCAAGAGGGATGTGCTTTACTTTGCACCCGATTCCCAGAAGCGAGTTCGGTTCCTCCAGGAGCTGGATGCAGGCCACAACATCCAGTTCCATAACGACTACAGTGCTTCTATTTTCTGTTTGTGCCAGGACATGGAAAACCACGAGGACTGCCCGATGTGTGAGGAAGGCATCGCTATCAACGATTACTTTGCTTGGTCGGTATTCGATTACGATACCAACGAAGTGAAGATCCTGAACTTCAAGCCCACCGGCGTTTCTCCCATTCCGGCACTGATTGAAATGTTCGAGGAATTCGGCACCATCATGGATCGGGACTACAAAATCAAGAAGGTCGGCAAGGGAACAGGCGGTTCTTTTGTTGTTACCCCGATGGATAAATCCAGATTCCGTGCTAATGCTAAGCCCTATTCCAAGAAGGAACTGCTGAAAATCATGGAAGCTGCTTTTCCTGTTGATAAAGATGCTGATTCCAAAGCCAAGGACGATGATGAGGATGAAGAGGATGAAGTTCCCGTTAAGAAGTCCAAGGCAAAGAAGGGCAAGAAGAAGGAACCTTCCCTCCGTGAGAAGTATGAAAACCTCGACATGAAACAGCTGAAGGAAATCGCCCTCGAGCTCGGCATCACCAAGAAGGAATTCAAAAACTTCGAGGATGAAGAGGAAGTCCTGGATGAATTCTTCGATAACTACGAGGAATCCGATCTGGAGGAACTCCTGGAAAACCTCGAGGAAGAAGAGGATGATGAGGAGGATGACGACTAAGCTATGAACGAATTCAAATCCCTGTACGACCTACAGGTTGAATTCCAAAAGCTTATCGGCAATCCTGATATTCCAAAGGATGATCCACAAATGCTGGCCCACCACCTTATCGGCCTCGTAACTGAGGTCGGGGAGGTAGCCCAGGCCGATAAACGATGGAAGCTCAACAAAAGGAACGACCACTACGACAGAGAAGAAAAGATCGAAGAAATTGCGGATGTGATAATTTTCATCCTGAATATCCTGATTTACTCAGGCATTTCACCTGACGAAGCTCTGATCTCTGTTGAAAATAAAATTAAAAAGAACATAAAAAGGTATGTACACCCAGAATAATTCGATATATAATGTACATACTCAAATAAGAAAGGAGTACTCAAATGAAAGGTAAGATAATTATTCTTGAAGGCCTTGAAAGAACAGGCAAAACATCTATCGCATCCGAGCTTGAACAGCTCGGCTATATTGTATTCAAGGACAGAAATAGAGTAAGTGAAACATGGGAATCTAATATGGTTGGTGGACACTTCGATGTTTTGCTTACAATGCTTCAAAAGCTTTCTGAGTCGGGTGTAAATATTGCACTCGATAGATTTTACTTAACAGAAATGGTTTATGGTAAGAGATTCAGAGGGCGTGTAGCTTGGAATTGCAAGTACATCGACAATGCTATGGCACAACTCGGTGCAATTCTTGTTCTTACATACACAAACGAAACATACGAACAGTACTCAAAACGAGCACTCATCAAGTATGATGAGAAGTTCTTTGTTGAGTCTCAAGAAAATTTCAAGCTTCTTTATGAGAAGTCCGAAATTAAGAAGAAGGTAAATGCAAACCTCTCGGTAGAAACTGCTGAACATATTGCTAAGTTGGCAGACTGGATGGCATCCAACAACCAATATGACTTCTATCTGGCATCTCCCTTCTTCAATGAACAGCAAATCGAACGTGAGGAATTCGTTAAGAACACACTTCGGAATAATGGATTCTCTGTTTATTCCCCTCGTGAAAACGGCATCCTTACTCCTGACGCCACAGATGAAGTACGAACCAAGATATTCACTGAAAACTGTGAAGCAATCCAGAGGTCCAGAAAGGTCCTTGCAATAACCGATGGAAAGGACATCGGCACTATTTGGGAAGCAGGTTATGCATACGGCATTGGAAAGCCGGTTGTATACTATGCCGAAACACTCGGCGATAATCCTTTCAATGTGATGCTCGGTAAATCAGGCATCGGCGTGGCACTTTCCAGATATGAAATTATGGACATGTGCAGAGAAAACAATTTCGAAAATAACAATGCTCAGGAGGGCAAGGTACAATGAACGGTCAGTTTTTAACAAAGGAAAACAGAGATGTCCTCCAGCGGATGTCCTTCATGAAGCGGTTCAATAATGCAGTTCATATCCACGAGGAAAACGTAGCAGAACACAGCTTCTATGTTGCCATGTACGCTTACGCCCTATGTGATGAACTGAGAATCGGCGGTGTACTCCGCCAGATCATTATTGAAAAGGCTTTGGTCCACGACGTCCATGAATCTATCGTTTCGGATATTCCTCACAATGTGAAGAAAATGGATGCAGATGTGGAACATTTCTTCGAATCCTATGAACAGCATTACAATCGGAAGAACTTCACACAACTGGAAAAAACCTACAATGGTTTGTTTGCAGTCGATCAGGGAATCTGTGATCTTGTTGTAACTCTGGCCGATGTACTTTCTGTTAGACAGTACTCTGAGTTGGAGGTATCCCTCGGCAATAAGCACTTTGAAGAGATTCTCGAAGGTGCCAATAAACGGATTTCGGAATGCATTGAACAGTTGAAGATAGCTAAACTCACTTACATCGATGAAGTTGAACGTTTAATCAACAGTTAAGGAGGAAAATACAATGCCTAAGAACAACAACCTCACTCCGGTTAAACTTCCTATGGACAAGAAGTTTGACAGAGATCCTATCACATTGTTCCTGAACAACCTGACAGAAATCGACGTCCGGACCATTTCGGCTCCTTCCCTTGAGGACCTGGAAAATTATATTCCATATTTTGTTGATGCAACGTGGTCCGAGAATCCTATGGAAAAGAAATTCACTCAGGAGGAAAAGGAAAAATACGTCGAGGAAATGTTCTCCGGAATGTGCCTCCCTACTGCTCGGGAAACAATCAAGTTCACATTCTACATCGGTGGCATTTCCCTCCAGGAAGTAACCCACATCCTTCGGCATAGACTGGCTTCTTTCTCGGCCGATTGTTCCGGCGACAAATGGTGGTCCGACAAGGATTGCTTGGTTCCCGAATCCATTCAGAATAGCACCGAGTTCTATGCACGATACAAAGATATTGTTGAAGCCTCTAAGAAGCTCTACTGTGATATGATCGACTCCTATGATATTTCTATCATGGATGCTCGTTCTATCCTGACTCGAAACCTTTCCACTTTCTACTACATGTCTATCGACCTCGGCAATCTTCTGGCTTTCATCAACCAGAGAAAAGATGTCCAGATCCAGCCTCAGACCGACAATGTTCTGGCTTACAAGCTTACACATGAGCTTATTAAGCTTTACGGCGGCAAGCTGATTTCCAAGTGCGTTAGCTTTGCTAATCCTTCTCCTTTCTATCAGAAGATGGCCCGGACAGGTAAGGCAACAAACCTCTACATTCCCGAGCCTGAGGTTGATACATTCGAATGGAATGAAGAGGACTTCATTTACAATAAGCGTCGTGAGGAACTGAACGGCACAAACCCCGCCGAGGTTCCCGTATTCAAGCAGATCCAGATGTATTACTTCCAGATTTTCAAGGACAACGGCATTTCTATTCCTGAAGGCTACTTTGAGAGGTAAATAACATGTACTTACAGAGTATCTCAAATAAAATGGACTACGATGCGCTCAAAAATCATATCATCAAATACGGAAACCACATTGAAGAAAATGGCGGCTATAAGGAAATTGATGCTGTGATAGAAATGAATCCGCTTGATGTAATTCCTTTGTTGAATTTGTTTTGTAGCGAAAACAACTATTCTGTTTCTGATTTGATTTCAAAAATCGACAAAGTCATAAGAGGCGAAGAGGACTTCAATGAAATTCCCGAGTCCGATTATGCTGTAAAGGACTACACGAAAAAGGTTGTTGCATTTTTGAGATATATCGAAGACAACGAATTCAAGTACAGAACAAATAGACAATTCGTATATCACATGGAGGAAGAATCTTGCTTCCATTCATTCCAGTTCTTCCCTTACAAAAAGCAACTCATTATTCACTTCAGATCATGTGATCTGATACACAAGTTTATTCCTGATGTATTGTTGCTTCTTTTGTTGTGCAATACATATAATGTAGACATTGTGAAGTTTACTATGGTTTTCGGTTCACTCCACATCTATGACAAGGATGTAAAAATATGAAACTAAATTATTACGACATTCACAGACACGACCAGTTTTCCTTATTCGACGGCTTCGGTAAAGCTGACCAGGCGGCCAAAAGGGCAAAGGAACTCGGCTATCCTGCACTTGGCCTTACTAACCACGGCAATATCACTGGCCTAATCAAGCACTACAAGGCATGTGAAGCTAACAACATAATCCCCATCCTCGGCTGTGAATTCTACTTCCAGCCTAAGATAAACCATGAAAAACCCTACTACCACCTTTGCTTATTTGCTTCATCACTTGAAGGATGGCAAAACCTAAACAAACTCATTTCTGTTGCCAACTATGAGGAAAACTTCCACTACAAGCCCAAACTGGACTTCAAGGCATTAGAAAAATATAACGCCGGCTTACTTTGCTCTTCGGCATGCATTGCCGGCCCTATATCTCAGGCTTTGGTAAAAGGTAACCATGAGGCCGCCGAAAGGCTTACCCAAAAGTTTGTTGATATATTTGACGACCGTTTCTTCATTGAGGTCCAACCCTTCGAACTCCACGGTGAAGATGTCGGAGGTAAAGGAATGGACAACCTTCAGATGAAGATAAACCTCCAACTCCTGGATCTGGCCGACGAATACGGTGTTGACCCTATAATTACCTCGGACTCCCATTACATCCTTAAGGAAGATTTTGACACCTACTTTAAGCTTCATGCAATCAAGGATTCCAAGTTAGGCCAAGGATATTCCGAACGCTTTATGCCGTCACCCAAATCAATGGCCAAAAGGACGATGAAATTCTGTGGGGCCTACGTTGAAAGGATTGCCCAGGGTATGGAAACATACCTGGAAAAGGTTGGTGATTCACGGGGGTGGTTCAGATTTGTCCCGATGATGCCTCAATACACAGGGTCCCCCGAGGCAACCTACAATATGATGGTTGACCAATGTACAAGGTTCCTAAAAGTTAACAAAAAGTTTACAAATAAATATCGTGAAAAACTTGACTTCGAGTTTGATGTTATCAAAACTCTGGGCTTCCAAGATTATTTCATGATTGTTCAGGACTACGTTAACTGGGCTAAGCAGCAAGGAATAGCAGTCGGTCCTGGTCGAGGATCTGCAGGCAATTCACTTGTAAACTATGCACTTGGTATCACTGTTGTTGACCCCGTATACTTCGATAACGATTTTAACCGATTTCTCCGCAAGGATAAAAAGAAATTCCCCGATATTGATGTTGATTTCGGCCAGGATCGCCGTGATGAAGTCATAAACTACATTGTATCTAAATATAAGGGAAAAGCTGCTCAGACCTTGACTTACGGAATGTACAATGTAAAAAACCTCGTAAATGACCTTGCTAAAGTTTGTGGTTGTGATGATAAGGCAGAAGCCGATGCAATAAAGAAATACCTTTCTCAATATTGCAATGATTCTGAAAATGCAATTGATGTTGAAGGTCTCGTCGACGACGCGAAGTATACTAAGTATAACTATAAGTATGACAATATAATTAAGCACTTTATTAAAATGTACGGCCAGGTCAGATATTTTGGAACACATGCTTCCTCTGTTATCATAAGTCCAACAGAAATTGAGAAAGAAGCTGGCCTTGTTCGTATCGGTGGTAAGTACAAAACTTCATTTGACCTACACGATATTGAGTACATTGGTTTGTTGAAACTCGACATACTCGGACTCAGTTCTGCTACTAAAGCACTCGAACTTGAAAGGTTGACTGGAGAAAAGTTTTCCTACGAAATGCTGAATGACCCTGGTATGCTTAAGCAGTTCAATGAAGATGCAACAGGTATTTTTCAGTTTGAAAGCAAAAGCTCTATTGAACTGATAAATATGATAGGAGTTAACAACTTCGAAGATATTGTTGCTTCTGTTGCACTTAATCGTCCTGGTCCTCTTGCACTAGGGATGCATGAACAATATGCACAAAACAAGCTTGATCCTCCTAAGGATACACCATGGTACAAATATACCAAGAAGTCCTACGGAACATTGATATACCAGGAACAAGTTATGGCAATTGCTAAAGCACTCGGAAACTATACACCTGCAGATGCTGATGCTATTGCAAAACACGATTCAGCACATATTCCAGAAGCAGAAGAAAAACGATTTAGAAAATTGTTTGTTAAAAATGCAATTAAAAATGGGCTCGATAAGCAAACTGCAGAAGAAATATTCAGAGCAATGCTTGGTTATTCGTTTAACCGGGGACATGCTGTTGCTTATTCTATGTTATCTGCAGAGCTCGGATATTTCAAAAAGCACTATCCTGACGAATTTTGGTTTATTACATTAAAGTACGAAGGCAAAGAAGAAAATGCATTCAGAGATGAAGCATTGTACATAAACCAAGGCGGCCTGATAATGCTACCTCATGTTAACGGTCCTATAAAATATGGACTTGTTGATTATGAAGGCGAAAAGGTTATCCAAAAAGGTTTGGTTACTATCAAGGGCGTTGGACAAAAGGCTGCTGAAGTAATTGAAGCAGAACGTGAAGAAAACGGTGATTTTACTGATCTGGATGAATTCCTTGTTCGATGCAAACACAGGGCAGTAAACAAAAAGGTTCTTGACGCTTTGGAGGATGCCGGAGCACTTTGCTTCAACAAAAAAAAATGGTTAAAACAGGTTGAGAAATATAACACCTCGATTCTGGCAAGGAGGTAAAAATGGACGTACAGGAAATTCAAAAGCTGTGCAAAGAAATTCAAAAGAAAAGCGGTAAAGGATCTGTTATAGTTGCAGGTAAAAATACTGCAATGGAGATACCTCGTTGGAGTACAGCAATCGAAGCGCTGGATAACATTATCGGAGGCGGAATGCCAAAGGGAAGAATAATTGAAATATTCGGCCCTGAGTCCTCCGGCAAAACATCACTTGTTTATTGGTTGATGTCACTTCACAAACTCGGACTTTACATTCCCATCGAAGGAACTTATGATGAAGAACGAGCTTTACAAATCGGAGTACAACCTGGGCAAATGATCGTTCACAGAGCTAACTACGGCGAGGAAGCTTTGAACTCTGTTATCAAGTTTGCTAAGGCAGGAATTCCTATTATAGCTTTGGATTCAGTTCCTGCATGCCAACCCAGAGAGGATGTTGAAAAAGTCGAAAAGGATACTGAACAGGAAATGCGTATGGGAGGAACGGCTCGTTTGTTCTCAAAAACACTCCCTTCTATTGTTAGAATCTGTGAGGAAACGGGAACAACACTAATTCTGGTAAATCAGGTTCGCGACAAAATGAATGCTATGCTATTCGGTGAAAAAGATGATACACCTGGAGGTAGGGCTATTAAGTTCTATTCCTCAATTCGTATCAAAGTAGCAAGAAAGGCATGGATCGACATTCCTAACAAAAATCCTGCTGTTTCGGCAGCTACAGAAAAGGTTGGCATTATCATGAAAGCAAAGGTTGTGAAATCAAAGGTACACAATCCTTTTGGAGAGGCAGAACTTCCATTTTTCTTTGATCGAGGTTTTGTTAGCTTTGATGATGTTGCCAGTATTAGAAAAGAACTCATGAAGTCCCAAAAGGAGAAATACAATGTCTAACATGAAGGAAGCAATGAAGTCTCAGACAAATACAGAGTTTGAGGCTGCAATGATAAAGCAAAAGATGGAGAAGCTTTTCCTTCAGGACAGAGAAGGAGAAAACAGATACGGACTTCATGCTTCTGCTATTATAGCTGGAGAAGGCGAATTCTGCTATCGAGCACAGCTTCTTAGCTTATTCTTCAGACAGAATCAGGGAGAACAGCTTCCCATCAAATCGCTAAAGATATTTGCACAAGGAAATGCTATGCATGAAAAATGGTATAGCTTATTCCAGAAAGCTGGGATAGATATAGCTATTGAAAGAACGCTATTCATTCCCGAATATGATCTAAGCTTTACAATCGATGCTTTGCTTGATTTGAACGGCAAGGAATATATCTGTGACATTAAGTCCCAGAATTCATTTGCTTTCAAAAAGGCAAAAGGACATCCTTCTGGTGAGAAGCAAATAAACTTCTATATGTGGGCTTTGTCTAAGTATACAGGAAAGAAATATACAAAAGGATTTGTTCTTGTTGATAGCAAGGATGACTCTGAAATCAGAATTGTTCCTGTACACTATGATAAAGAAAAGAATGTAGAATATATCCAGAGGCTCAAGGATGTCCAGGAGATGAAAAAGGAATTCCTCGAGGACAGAACGGTTCCTAAACGTAAATGCAAATCGTGTAATTGCAAACATGCAATGAATTGCAGCATGCGAGATGCTTGTTGGAATATCGGCATTGGACGAATTCCTCTTACGAAGGAAGAACGAAAAGGACCTGGAGAAAGGCAAACAGGACATGAAACGAGAGTCAAAAGGAAAAATTAGAAACACATACAAAGTCGGTAAGATTCGATGTGTTATCGGCTTAGACCAAAGTTATTCTCGTACAGGTATCTCAATTGCAGTTGAAGGAAAGCTCAAGAAGGTAACTTCCGTAAAACTTGTAAATGTAAAATCGAAGTCGGCAAAACGGCTTTTGGTTGAACAAAAATGCAGGGCTGCAATTGAGGCTTGCCTTAAGAAATTTCCTCCTGATGAAATAGTTGTTCTTGTAGAAAGAATTAGAACATTTACAGCAGGAAACGATTTGAGGCCTGAAATGCTCAAAGGACATGGAGCACTAATAGCAAGGATTGTAGACACGGCATATCAATACGGAATTGAGACATATTCTGTTGATACTCGTGCTTGGAAGTCATATATCCTCGGAACTTCACAACCCGTGTTTGAACCTATAGCTGGAGTCAAAAATCCTCAAAAGTTCGGATCAGTTAGATATGTAATTGAGATGGGATTTGAGGAATCGCTTAAGGTTACAAACAAGGGAAAGTTCCGAAGTTATGATGATGATGCGGCTGATTCAGCCTGTATTTCCTTATATGGGTTCAATCCATGTCCTAAGGTCATAAAAGAAATGTAAAAAAAGTTGAAAAATTTTTCAAAAAGGTATGTACATTTCAGCTGAACATGATATAATACATAATGGGCCCGGTCAAAGGAGGCCACATGAAAAGGTCGGGTAAATTTTACTATTCAAATGAGAAAAAGGTCATGAAGGCTTTAGGATTCGATTCGGTTCCAGGTTCAGGTTCGGGATGGATCCACAAAGAGGATGGGGAATCTGATACAGCTTTGGTTCAACTAAAAAGTACTGATTCTTCCAGGTATACATTGGATATGCTTGATATGAAGAAGCTTGAATATCATGCTGATGTATCAAACAAAATTCCGATATTCCTGGTTCAATTCCTCAAACAGGATAAAATCTATGCTATAGTGGATGTAACAAACATTCATGAAGCATCGGAGGCTATCAAAACGGGAAAACCTCAAAAGGTAGAAAAAATCCCTCAAATCAGTTCTTCTGATTTTGTTGGAAGAAAAACAGTTAAGGCTTCAACTTCCACAAAGTCTAGAGATAAATTCTTTGAGGAAAGGAGTAAGTCATTTGAGCGAAAAAAGCGAAGTAATTAAAGCGGTAGGATTTTACAACGGATATTCTGCCAAAGGCAACTACGACGTAGAACTCAAGGTTGCATTTAACGAATCCGACCTATATGATGCAGTAAGCTTCATGGCAGGAATCGGACGTCGACTCAAACTGGTTGCAGTAGTTTCCGAAGAGAATATACCTCTCGGACTATGGAATGTGTACCAAATTAAGATCGATCACAATGCAAGATGCACGGTATCTTTCCGGTCGAACATTTCTTATGTCAAATCGGAAAATATCACGAAACTCATGATTGACGATGATTTTGTTGTAAAGGCAAAACTCATTGAAGAAAACAACTAACAAAACAAATCAAAACATTAAAAAGGAGAACAAAATTATGGCAAAGAACTACACTGCTATCGAGGCTATCAAGGTTATCAAGGCCAACAAGGATCTGACCGCTATTGGCGATCTGTTCCGCCGCTTCCCCTACTTCAGCAAGATTGCTATCGAGCTGAATGATGCTGGTGAGACTCTGGCGTCCCTGCTGCCCGATCACATCACCGCCCGTAAGCTGGAGCGTTACTTCAAGATGTCCAACGGCCTAATCGAGAAGGACGAGGACGGCGCCGACGAGGATGACATCACCGACGAGGTCGAGGATGAGAAGCCCGCCAAGAAGTCCAAGAAGGACAAGGACGAAAAGAAGGCTCCCAAGAAGGAGAAGAAGTCCGCCAAGAAGGTTGAGCCTGAGGACAACGAGGATGAGGACGACGACGAGGACGAGGAGGAAGAGGTTAAGCCTGCCAAGAAGTCCAAGAAGTCTGACAAGAAGGAAAAGAAGGCAAAGAAGTCCAAGGATGAGGACGAGGACGAGGATGATGATTTTGATTTTGAGTAAGGAGTAATTTTATGGCCAAGAAGGGAATAAAACTAACTGATGAGCATAAAAGAAAGATTGGCGATGCTAACCGCGGTCGTAAGTTCACAAAAGAACAACGAATGAATATGTCTTTGGCTCACATTGGAAATACTTCTCATCTTGGCCATAAACATTCTGAAGAATCTCGTAAAAAGATGTCAGAAGCCGCAAGAGGTAATACTTCTCATCTTGGGATGAAGTGTTCTGATGAATCAAGAAAAAGAATGTCTGAAGCGGCAAAAGCTGCATGGGCAAGAAAAGATAAAAAGCAAAGAAAAGAAGACGTTCTTAGATTCATGAATGCTCCTCTTTCTAAAACATCAGGAACATCAATAGAGGTAAAAGTTGAGAATCAATTCTTGAAATATGGAATTAGATTCTTCAATCAAAAACCAATAAATGGCGGAAGATGTATCATCGATTTTTATCTCCCAGAATATCAACTTGTTGTTGAGTGTAATGGAACATACTGGCACAACAAACCTGAAAGAAAAGAACGAGATAGAAAACTCGAAGAATACGTATTTTCTAAAGGGAAAGATATTCTTTGGCTTTGGGATTATGAAATCAATGATGAGTGGTTTGACATCTCAGATTACATTGAAATCTAACAAGGGCGGGCATTCGGGGCATCACCCCCACCCCGATGTAAGTCCCGCTCCGCCTTCTTTACACAATGAAATACTACAAAATCATAAACCTGGATTGTTCTAATCCGAAAGCAAGAAAAGCCTTGTTCAAAAAGGCAGCAAAAATCCTCCATTTGGAGGAAAAGCCCGAAATAGAAGAGCTTGAAAGAAAGTGCAAGAGGATTCAGTCAAAGTACAAAATGCCAATTGCACAGTTGTTCAAGAAAGAAAACGGAAAGTGGTTCATGTCTGTTGAAATTTCAAGAGGATCTTATGTATGCCTCGAATGTTTAACGAAATATGAAGCACTTCTCAAATACGTTTTGTACGCAAAACAGATGCACGAGGACAGTAAACAATGAAATACACTATCTATACAGACGGTGCTTGTTCAGGAAATCCTGGTCCTGGAGGGTATGCCGCAATAATTGTAATTGAAGGAAACATTCACTTAGCAATTAGAGGCGGTAAAAAGGAAACGACAAATAATCACATGGAGCTTATGGCAATAGTCAGAGGCATTAAGCATGTGATAAAAGATCCAAAGCTCAAAAGCGGAGAAATAGTTGTAAAAAGCGACAGTGCTTATTGCATAAATTCCATCAATAACTACTACGTCAATTGCTGGATGAAGAACGGATGGAAAACCAAAAATGGATGCGCAGTAAAGAATAAAGAGCTCTGGGAAGAGCTTATGAATCTCATAAACAATAACAAAAGAAAATGGAAAGTGAAGTTTGAAAAAGTAGCTGGCCATTCTGGAGTATACTACAATGAAGTAGTTGATAAAATGGCAAAAGAAGCTATCGAAAAAGTGAGGTAGCCTGAAATGTTATGGACGTCAAAAATCAAGTCCTTTGTTGTTACCGGAGAGGATAACAAGGATGCTTACCTCAAAGGATGCAAACAGTATGCCAAGTATATAGCATCTCCCAAATATCAACACCTCAGCTTAGAAGTAAAACAAACTGGGGAAAAAGGAAAGCTGATTTTCACGATATATGCATCAGTTAACGTATCGGAAGAACAATCTGCTTTCTGCAAGGTGTGTAAAAACGCCCACAAATTATTTTATGTCAACGACTCATATAATTGTAGTTGTTGTACACTCAAATCTTTCCTCTCTCGTGTAGAACAGAAATCGAGGACCCAAAAAACATTCTACAAAAAGCATATTGAATAATACCAGAGAGGACACAAATAATGGTTCTTCAACCGATAGATTACGAAGAATATACCGAGGAAGAACTTCTCAAAATGAAGAAGTCCGAGGCTACGGAAGGACTAAATGAAAAACAGCAAAGATTCTGTGAGGAATACGTTAAGAACTACAACGTAAAAACCTCTATGATAAATGCAGGATATAACATGAACGGAACAAGTGTTTCGGCCGGTTATAAAATGCGAGGAAACCCTAAAGTACAGCGATACATCCTTTGGCTAAAAGCACGGATCCTACAACGAACGTTAGTTAAGGCTGGAGATATAATTGATGCATGGGTTCGAATAGCTTTTGCCGATATGACAGATTTTGTTGATATACGTCCTTTCAATATTAGTTTGAAGCCTTCAGCTCTTATTGATGGACAGCTCATAAAATCAGTAAAATCTGGACGTGATGGTATATCAATAGAACTCCATGATAAAATGAGAGCTCTTGATAACCTGGCTAAATATACAGCTGATATGCCAGTTGATTGGAAACAACGACTTGAGGAACGGCGTATGCAGCTTATGGAACAGGAATTCGAACTTAAGAAATCTGTTTATGACATGGAAAATAAGCAGGATGAAGAAGATGGATTCCTTGAAGCTATCAAAAATGCTTCTTCCTATATATGGGACAACACAAGCAATGAAGAAGAAAAATAAGGCGGGCTCTACCCCACCCGCTTTCCAGAAACAGCAGTCGGTCTTTAACTCTTTTCACCGGCTGTCGTATTCTGGCTTTTAGAGCATGAGGATATATTTATGGCAGTAAGTGAGAAAGTTCTCAAAATGCTTGATATGTACTACAACGAAGGTAAAACGATGCAGGAAATAGCTGATTATTTCGGCATAAACAAATCTTCTGTTAGTACATCGATAAAACGGGCAGATCGTAGATCATGTCCGATAGCAAGTAATTGTTCAAATTGTAAAGCTTCAAAATGTATCATAATTCCGGAGTATAGGTCTATGATAAACAACGGAGAACAAAAGAAACGAGAGGGACAAAAGGAGCTCGACATGGAAATTTGCTGTATATGTGGTAAGTTGTGTCGAAACAAATACTATGCAGAAAATAAAAATCACGAAAAGCAGTATTTCCATATCTCTTGTTATAACCATACTACAATAGGCAGCAATAAACAATATCCTCAAAACAAGAAAGGTAATACAATACAATGAAATACGTTACCTTTACTAAAAAACAACTGCAGCTATTATCATGGTGGACACCAAATTCTCCATTCAGAACATGCACAGGGGTCATCGCTGAAGGTGCTGTTCGTAGTGGAAAAACTGTGGTTATGGCTCTTTCCTTTTTGCTGTGGAGTATGTCTGCTCATAACTGCAAGCAATTTGCAATATGTGGAAAGACTGTTCAATCAGTAAGAAGAAATGTTATCACTCAGCTAAAGAAAGCACTAAGGCAAAGGAAGTTCAAAGTAATAGATAAGCAAACCGAAAATTGCTTAATAGTTACTAAGAACGGAGTCATAAATACTTATTTCCTATTCGGAGGTAGGGATGAAAGAAGTCAGGATCTAATCCAGGGTATTACATTGGCTGGAGTACTCTTAGATGAAGTTGCTCTTATGCCTCGTAGTTTTGTGGATCAGGCATTGGCAAGATGCTCGGAGGAAGGGGCGAAGTTCTGGTTTAACTGCAATCCGGAAGGTCCTAAGCACTGGTTCTATCTTGAGCATGTACTGAAGTATAAAGAAAAGAACTACTTACGGCTTCACTTCTCGATAGACGATAATCCATCCTTAAGTGAAGAAACTCGTAATAGATATAAATCGATGTTTTCAGGTATATTCTACAAACGCTTTATTCTCGGTGAATGGGCTTTTGCAGAGGGAGTTATATATAGCTGCTTCAATACCGACAAAAACACTTACAACAACAGCAATAAACAAGAAGTTGTCCCCTGGCAGATATTATCAAACGATCCCGATGGCGGTTATCCATGGTTTGCTTCCGACTATGGCGTTTACAATCCCATGGTATATCTGGAGTGCTACAAAATCAGGAAGCCGGGAGATCCTGTCCCATATTTCTATGTTGAAAACGAGTACTATTATGATGGCAGAAATGCTATGGTACAGAAAACAGACAAGGAATATGCAGAAGATCTCTTAAAGATGATAAACAATCGCTATTACAAAGGCGTAATAATTGACCCTTCGGCTTCTTCCCTTATCGCGACGACGCGCCAGTTAAGTATACCTACTTATAAGGCTAAGAACGACGTATATGAGGGAATTAAAATGGTATTCACTTTGTTGGACACTGGACACATCAAAATAAATAGTGACAATTGTCCTAACCTCATAAGTGAACTCGGCCTCTATTGCTGGGATGAAAAGAAAAGTGAACGAGGCAAAGAGGAACCGGTAAAACAGAACGACCATGCATGTGATGCTTTACGATACTTAGTTGCTACTACAACTCCGAAAGTCGAGGTATTTAGATAATGCTAACCACAAAGTTCATCGACAAGGTAATCGACAGATGCCCGGCTGTAGTTCCCGGAAAACGTTACATTTACAAAGCCAAAGAAAAGGAAGAATATTTCGTTCTGTTTATTTCCTATGATTGCGGCGACACGTTTGTTCCTGCAGCTCGAATATATAAGGACGGCCGAAGAACGAAGTTCGACTTTGATAGGATAACCGGAGGAAACCAGTTTGGTCCTTACGGATTGAAAAGCTTAGAGAGGTGAGACACATGGGCAAGAAAAAGAAGGCGAAGGCAAAGGTTATGGATGCAGGTCCTGTGAATATGCCGGGTGTCCTGGACGATAAAGCTGAAGTAATTTCTGTTAAAAGGGCACTTGATGTATATACAAACGGTCCTGCAAACCTGGGCTTTGGAGCTAACAATCTTGCCGAAACTGGCTCCTATGTAATGCAGAGAATGACCTGGGACTACTGGACCTTGAACATTCTGTTTAGGGACAACTGGATTGCCAAGGCTATCATCGAAAAGCCTGCCAACGAAATGCTTAAGAACGGCTTTGAAATCCAGACCGAGTTGGATCCTGACAAGGTTGACAAAATCATGCGTTACTGGACCAGCACTAAGACCAGGGATAAATTTATCGAGTGTCTGAAATGGGCACGACTGTATGGCGGCTGTATTCTGGTCCCCATGATAGAAGGCCAGGACGATATGTCAGAGCCGCTGGATTACGATACCATTATGCCGGATTCCTACAAGGGATGCTTCAATGTGGATAGATGGTGCGGGGTTTCACCAAGCTCTGAACTTGTTGAAGATATAGACGATCCTGATTTTGGTACTCCCAAGTATTATGACGTATCCGACAACCTGGGCGGAAAGGTGATTCGAATCCACCATTCACGAATTATTAAGATGATCGGCCGTAAGCTTCCTTACTGGGAGGAATTGGCCGAAAATTACTGGGGTGCATCTGAACTTGAGCATGTATATACCGAGCTTAAGAAACGGGACGATACGTCGGCAAACATCTCTTTCCTGATTTTCCTTGCTAACATTCGTGTGCTGAGTATGGAAGGCCTGGGGCAGATGATAACAATCGGCGATCAGGATGCCCTAAATAAAGTATTCCAAACAATGCAGTCCATGAACAGGCTGATGTGTAACACTGGCACGTTGGCTCTGGACAAGGACGACTCTTTCACTACACAGCAGTATTCCTTCACAGGCATTAACGATGTGTATGAATCTTTCATGTTGGACATTTCTGGTGCAGCCGAGATTCCTATTGATAAGCTATTTGGTCGTTCTCCCACTGGATTCGATACCGGGGAGGAAACGCTTCAGAACTATTATGATACAATCCAGGAAAAGCAGGAAACGTATGTAAGAGGACCTCTGGAGAAAATCATCAAAATAATTACCATGTCTGCTGTTGGAGAGATCCCCGACGATATGGAAATTGTTTTCAGCCCTGTACGCCGTCCATCGGCTAAGGAAATGGCTGATATAGCTCAGACTTATTCTCAGCCCGTTCTGGATGCTTATTCCGCCGGTATATTCGGTAAGGGTACTGTTCTCCGTGAATTAAAACAGCAATCCAAGATAACCGGCATTTGGACAAATATTACGGACAAAATGATCGAGGATGCTGACAAAGAGGACGACGAAAAACGAAAACAGGAACAGGAGCAACAGGAAAACCTCGAATCCGGAGTCGATAATCTCCTGAATAAAAACGATAATTCTGTTGATAATGGAGAGGAGGAAACCCAGTGAGTTGTAACAAATGTCCAAGTTACTATCAGGGCGACCAGTACTCGTTCATTTTCAAAATAGAACAATGTGAAGAACCGTTGGATCTCGAAGGAGTAGTTCTAATCGAATTTACAGTCGGAACATTATCCAAGCAATGGCCTACTACAGTGACATACAATGAGGATCAAAAAGTATTCCTTTTCCCTGTTACACAAGAGGAAACCTTTGCCATGGAAGATTACGAAGAGTATCAAGTTCGAATCAAGTATGCTTCAGGCAATATTTACGCTTCACCTATAAATAAGATTTACATAAAGAACACCCTCTCAAAAAATACTATCTAAGGAGGAACACATGGCTGCTTTTTTCAACTTAACCCTTGATACGTTAGCACCGCAGGGAGTAACCCTACAGATCAATGCTGGCGCTATCTACACTGCTAACAAGGCAGTAAACCTGGCAATCGGTTGTAGTGATGCTTCTACTGTTGGCTACTCAATGAAGATCTGGGGCTCCATTACTGGTGCTGCTACCGAGGCAGATGCTAAGTGGGAGAACTACGCTGCTTCTAAGACCGTTACCCTTACTGATGGCGATGGCCTGAAGACCATTTACGTCAAGGTTCGTGATAACGTTTGGAACGAGGCAGAGGCTGTATCTGCTACTATTACCCTCAATACTTCTATTCCTGTTGTTACCATCGTTGGCCCGGATGTGTCCATCGTTTCTGAGATCGCTGGTAAGAACACTGCTAAGTTCAACTTCACTGCTGATGCCATCTTTGATGAGTATAAGGTCGGCGTTGTGCCTTCCAACAACTCTACTGTGACTGATGTTACCGTTATCGGTACTACTGGTGGATCCGTTAATACTTCTGGATCCGAGGGCAACTATCCTGCAGAGACCAACATCGAGGTGTCCATCAATGGTACCGACTTCAAGACCGCTGCTGGTGGTGCTGATGGTACCTACATCATCAAGGTGTTCGTTAAGAACCAGGCTGGTACCTGGAGTGCCTAATGGGTATCCCGGCGATTAGTTTCGCCAAAGATGTGGACGTAGTCTCGACTGTACAAAGCTGTGTAGTTGATTTCCAAGTCGACGAGAACTTTGTACAGTTCGAGGCTCGTTCCACTAAAGTGGGCGAACCGTACGGCAGGGGCGTAGGCAACCTGATAATGGACATGAACATAGCCCTGCCAAACTACTATCCGGCAAATAAATCATTCTCTTTTGTTATAACAGATTCTGACTTAATATCGGGCGATGGACAATACCGTATTTCAATGTATGCCAAGAATACCGACGGAGTTTGGTCCGATGCTGTAGCTTTCAGTTGGGACACGGCCGGCCAAGGATGGGGGCAAGGAACATGGGTTTGAGAATATTAAAGAAAGCAATCAAGAATACCGACGAATTCGTTTGGTATATAACCTATTTAGATATATATTCACAGGAACGGCTCATGACGTTATATGCAAGTAGTGCACGTAAGGCAGCTAAAAAGGCCGAACAAAAGCTACAAAAGCAGTACGGAGTCTGGTACAAAATCAAAAGCATTTCTACTGTTTGAACTTTTTCAAAATAGGGGTTTACAAACCAAAAGTAATGTGATATAATGGTCTCACCAAATTCAAATGGAGGTTCAATCACTATGTCAATGCTTTCTATTTTCGATTCTAAGCTGCCCAAGGAATACTCCATCGTTAAATGGAGAGAGTACAGCGACCACTTCATGGTTGTTGTTGCAAAGGGCGATCAGGTAGATAACGTCTACCTCAAAAAAGCAGTAGCTCCCAGGATGCACAACAAGTACGTCGAGCAGGTGATCGACATCATGGTCATGGGTATGAAGTTTAGGGAGGATAAGTAATGGAACATATCACTGTTGAGGAACTTGACCCTGGTGTTATCCTTGAGGTTACAAAACCTAACGGGAAAGCATATCAGTACAAACTCCCTGAGGATGGTCAGAAACATAAGCTTGAAATCGGAATATTCAAAATAGAAAGGAAAGACTAAAATGTTTTGCTGGATATTCACAAGGGCTGCTCAAATGGAGGACCATGAATTCTCCGATGATGTAGCATATTGCTTTTGTTGGACAAAGAAGCAGGCCATTAAACGATTCGGTCAGTTATACGATAATGTACAGCCATTCGAGGTTGACCGAGTAATGTTCAATCCGTTCAGACTGCTACCAGTAGTAGTTACTGACTATTAAGTGGTGCAACATGGAACTTGCTATTAACATTTCTCAGATAGCTGGATCTGTTGCTTGTGTACTCGGTGTTCTTGATACATACGTAACCAAGAATGAAAAACTGTCCAGAGTATACTTTGCAATCGCTGCTATATGCATATCATTTCAAATACTAATGGAGGCATTCACATGAACTATAAAGGAAAACGAAGGAAGCGATTAGGGCCAGAAGCTCTGGTCACCATCGGTTTGATACTTATCTGTTGTTCCCTTATATTTTTCAGTGTTACCTTGATAATGAACAAAATCATGGATTACAAGGTCCAAAAAGCTTTAGAAGCAAGAAAGGAATCCAAGGTTATATACAGCGAACCTGGTGGACCGGTTCCTACTTCACTCGAAATCGATTACATTCCCTCTGTTGAACCTGATCCCACTTTGGATTATGACTGGGAATACATCCTCTGTATGGTAGCTGCAGAAATCCAAACAGGATCCAAGGAAAACCAAATGGCTCTAGCCCAGTGTGTACGAAACACTTCTGAACGGGATGGACGCCCAGTTGGTCAGGTACTACAGGAAGACTATTCAGCAAGGCCCATCAACCCAGAACTAGTTTCTGATTCCATCAAGGACACATGCTACCGTATCTTTGTTTTACACGAAACGGTAATTCCTACCAACGTTGAGGTTATGTATAGCACAGCTGGTGGATTTCATTCAAGTTGGCATGAACAGCAGCAGTTCGAATTCCAAATCGAAGGCATAAAATATTTTAGTTTGCCTATTTACAACGCTGCTTAAGTATGGTATAATGTATATATCAAATTACATCGGAGGTTACGACAATGGTTGAATTCATTTTCTGGAGTGTAATGTTCCTCGGAGCTGCTAAGTTTGCTCATCTTGTGTTGAAAGCACTGGACTGGATCGAAGGAGGCAAGAAGTGATGGAACATAAACTCACACATGCACAGACAGTCAATCGCTACGGAACCCTAATCATGAAACAGAAGTTCGAGTGCAGAAACGGCTCGAACTATTACCTTTACTTCAAGTACTACAAGAATGAAGTTTACATGCTCAAGGTAAAGGACATGAAGCTCGTTCAGTGTACTAATCTTACTAAGGAGGGAAAACATGCCTACGACTCCGGAACTTCCAATTCTATTCCTCGGTTCTGACCGTTGTGAGGTAGTTGCCGTTAAGGCGCTTTTGGACCGGGCTGGATTTTCGATCCCCATATTCAGTCAGTTCTTTGATAGGGCTACGGAATATGCCCTTCAAAAATTCCAGAAAGCCAACGACATGGAACCTTCCGGAATATGTGATGTTGAAACCTGGATGCTACTTATAAAAGGAGGAAAACGAAATGGCTAAAGAATACAACCCCTGGACTGGATTCCTGGAGGACAATGCTACAAAGGCACAGGACGCTGCTCCTGTAGTTGGTAAAAAATACATTATCAATGGTAAAGAGTTCAAGATACTTGAGGTTAAAGGGGATAACGTTAAGGTCCTCGGTTCAAATGGCATGATAAATCACTTGAACATCAAGATGTTTGATTCCAAAACCACTATTGACAAGGCAATTCGAAATATGGAGTGATCATTATGCCTTACAAATCTGAAGCGCAACGAAGGTTCTTCAATTCCCCTTCTGGCAAAGCCAAGATCGGGAAAGAGGAAGTAGAACATTGGAATGAAGTTTCTAAAGGCAAAGAACTTCCCGAAAAGGCAGTAGATAAAGCTTTGGCAATCTGCGATGAATGGAAAATCGAACCATACTCAGGGCATTACGTTCTGAAGCATAATGGTTCAATTGAAGGACATTACGATACAAAGGCCGAAGCTTACAGGGAATACCAGAAAGGATTATCTCCTATTGAATTCATAGTTTGCTTTTATGTTGATGCTCCAGACAGCTCTTATGATTCTGGATTCAAGATGAAAACAGTAAAAGCTCGAAATGAAAATGAAGCCATTAAGAAAATAAGAGAAGTATATAGTAACTATAAGTTACGCGACGTAAAGGTCAAAAGGAAATGAGATTTTCAATCTGGCGTAGGAACAGAAGGGTTGAATCCCAGTTCCTGAAATCACTGCTAACCATCTGCTCTATGTTTGACAGAATAGCTAAATCAGTCCAGGGGGATGTAGCCCGGTACAATCAACTGATGGCTGAGTTCCAAGATTCCCAGGAATATTCTGATTTTGTTATGTCCACGGTAGAACGAATGGTTACTGGTCTAAATACAGGCAACTATACTACCTGGCGGAAGGCAGCAAGGGAAGCTACAAAAGGCAATATGCTTTACAGAGCGTTGCTTGAAGAGATGCAAACCGGAATCAGTTCTTCAATTAAGAACCAGATAATGGAAAATGCAAATCTGATACGTACACTCCCTACTGACACTGCCCAAAAGGTAGTACAAAACATAACCGAAGAAGCTTACAAAGGAAAACGAGCTTCGGAAATAGCCCGAATAATCCAGGAAGAAACCTCCAAACATTCCAGAGCTTCTGCTCGGTTGATAGCTCGGACGGAAGTATCTAAAGCAACTACTGCATTGACTAAGGCTAGATCGGAAGATCTTGGCCTTAAGTGGTACGTATGGAGGACTGCTTTGGACGGCGACAGGGTTCGTAAGTCACATCGCAATATGGAAGGCGTTCTGGTTGCGTGGAGTAACCCACCTGCTCCAGAGGAACTTGTCGGTGAGAAATCTGCAGGACATTACCATGCTGGTAACATATACAACTGTCGTTGTTACCCGGAGCCGCTGATTTCTGTTGATGATGTAACTTGGCCCCACAAAGTATATTATCAAGACACAATACGTAAGATGGGAAAGAGAGAATTTGAACAATTGATGTGAGGTGAACAAAATGCCTAATACACCTGCCACCCCTGGTGCAGAAATGGTATTCATCAAGCCTGGTATTCCAACTCCTGCTTGGGGAGATGAGGATAAAGCTGTAAATGGTTCAGTTGTTTTCAAGGGAGAATATCCTTACAATGATACCGAGGCAGGAATTGTTATAACTGGCTTGAAGGCAAAAGGATATTACATTCAGCACCAACGAAGTGGAACATACACTGCTGACACCAGTATTCGTGCTTTCTATGAAAACACTGAGATCTTAACAAACCTGGTTTCCCTGGACGCCACAGATCCCTATACTACAGCTGAGATGTTCATCCGATCCGGGATGTGGGTTTGCCAATCTACCTCCCCGGCGGCTTCTAATTCTGTTGATAGTTTTGTTCAGAGCGCTTTTAGTAGGGCTCTAACAAAGGACGAACCTTACATTGATTCCCTTATTCTTGGTACTTCCGGCGCTACTTCTGGCACATACAAAGTTTGGATTTATGAATAACAAGGAGGAATAACAAATGCCTAATATCGTTGCTGCCGACTGCGGCTTTAGCCCCGATTTCGTTCAGAAGTTTGAAGATGTAACTGTTGAATTGCTCAATGATGCTGGCGGACTGGATCTGAAAGGCCATCGCAATATGCATGTAAACCTGGCCTCTGAATCTGCTGATGTTGAAATCACCGACATCGAGCACATGATTCCTGGTGTCAAGTATACCATCGTTGCTGCAAACGGAGCTGGAACTCAGAATCAGTTGATCTTCCCTGCTGATAGCACCCTTTACAATGGAACCATCACTAAGTCAAACGGTATGACCATCGTTTACACCTTCTTTACTGATGGCTATTCCATTTATTGTGATCGGGCTGTATATGCCTAAAAAAAAGTTCAAAAAATTTCAATTTACCTATGTACATTTGCTAAAAACCTGATATAATAGAATCAGGCGGATTAGGACCTCGGGGCTACTTCCTTTTCCTGAAAGTAGTATCCTCCTATATATAAAGAATGTTCTCCACCATCATGTCTTTACCCCGAGGTCCTTTTCTTAATCAAGGAGGAAAATATGGCGAGAGCTTACTATGGTTCCAAAATTTCAGATAACATTACCAAGCTCGATAATGGATGCTTGGTCTGTTTTAACGTTCCCATCGCAAGGACAGGCACTTACAAATACCTCCGGGAAGAGCTTGGCCTGGAAGGAACTGGAATCGTAGATGTCTATCGTGATCCTGAAGAGGTATTCAATCCGACTACCATCGCTTCCTTCGAAGGAAAAGCCTTCACGGACACTCACCCCTCTTGTGATGTGACTGCTGATAACTGGGCTGTTTATGGCAAGGGCGAACTTACAAATGTTCGTCGTGGCAAAGGTGCTCAGGACATCTATTTGTTGGCAGACATCCTGGTCCGTGATCCTATCGTGATAAACGAGATCGAGTCTGGTACAAAGAGGGAAGTATCTGCTGGATATGAATGTGAATACGTTGAGTCAGGTGGAAAGATCTATCAACGTAACATTCGAGGCAACCACGTTGCTCTGGTCCAGGCAGGAAGGGCTGGTAGTCAGGTTAGAATAAATGACCAGAAGGCCAAAACAATTTCAACTACTCCTCGTTATCGTTATCTTAAGTCGTTAGAAAAAGCTATCAAAAACACAAAACTGTAAGGAGGACACAACATTGGCTAACAAGGCTAAGGTGATGGATTCCATCCGTGACTTTCTGTTGAAGCTGAAGGCTCTGGATGAGAATATCCCCGAAGACCTGGCAGAGGATGCCCTGAAGATGACCGAAGAGGTTAAGGATGCCCTTTGCGAGGATGAAGAAGTTGAAGTCGAAGAGAAAGAGGAAACCAAGGATGAGTGCACTGAAGAGATGAAGGAAGAGGCCAAGGACGAGGATCCCAAGGAGGTTGACATCGACAAGAAGGTCGAGGATACTTTCGTTAAGGTGATGCGTAAGTATGGCCTGATTCAGGATTCTGCGATGGCCGCTCTGGATGAGGCCGAGAAGGAGCTCACCAAGAAGGAAGAGGAAGATGAGGACATCGAGGGCGAAGAGGCTGTGACCGTTGACCCCGAGAAGATCAATTCTAAGGACGCCGCCGCTATGCTTCGTAAGGTTAAGCCCATCATTGCTGGTGTGAAGGATGCCAAGTCCCGTAAGATTTTGGCCGATACCTTTGCAAAGGCTCTGGTCGGCGAGAAGAAGTCCACTTCCGATTATGCAAGCATTCTGTCTGCTTCCCGTAATGCAGCTAAGGATCTGATGGCTAAGAAGCCCACTCAGGATTCTGATTCTGTTGATTACGGTATGGAAATCGCTAAGAAGTACAATCCCCACTACAAGGAGGTAAACTAACATGCCCGGAAGAGTTATCGGTATTTCTATGAATGTCGGTTATCCCGGCACTCAGTCCCGTTCCGCTGATGCGATCATTCAGAATCGCATTGCTGCTGGCGTTATCGCTTTTGGCCAGGCGGTTGTCCTGAAGGGTGACACTAATCAGTGGCGTCTGGTTGCTACCGGTGATACTGCTGCTGTTGTGGCCGGTGTTGCTGTCCGTGAGGTCGTTCAGGCTAACACCTTCGATCCTCAGTCCAACCCTGACTACGTGGCCAATGCTCCCTGTGATGTCATGACCCGTGGTAACTGCATCGTTAAGTGCCAGCGTGGTACTCCTGTTGCTGGTTCTGCGGTTTATGTCCGTATTACTGCTAATGCAGTTCAGTATCCTGATGCTGTTGTTGGTGGCTTCGAGGCCGAGGCCGATGGCAATAACACCATCCAGGTTACCAACATTGAGTGGACTACTGGCATCATGGATTCCAACAAGTCCGCCGAAATCACTATCAAGACCCGCGCTAAGGGTTAAAAGAAGGAGGAAGAAGTAAATGGCTAATATCATGTCTGGTTCCGGCGTGCAGTTCGGCACCAACCCCAATGTCAAGGTCCTCCAGGATAGCTCCCTGGGCGTCGGTCGCACTATGGATGCTGCTGGTATCACTACCGGCATGGCTTTTCTGGAGGGTGAGCTGGAGAAACGTGATCCCAAGATCCGCGAGCCTCTGACTTCTGTCACTTGGCAGCGCGATATCGTTGCCGATACTGGCGGCGGCTGGGTGGACTTCACCTCTACCATGGACGTCGATTATGCGACTTCCGGTGCCAATGAGAATGGCCTGGTCGGCGGCGCTACCGATGTAATCCCCATGGTTCAGGCCAATGTGAACAAGGACATCTACAAGGTGTTCACTTGGGCGCAGGCAATGAAGATTCCTTTTGTTGATTCCCAGAAGATGCAGACCATCGGTCGTTCCATCGACCAGATTCTGGATCGCGGCATCCGTCTGAACTACAACAAGACCATCGATCAGCTGGTCTACCGTGGCTTCACCAACGTCGGCATTACCGGCCTGGTGAACAATCCCAACGTGGCTCGTTCTACTGCTACTGTTGGTGCTGGCGGCAGTTCCAAGTGGGTCGATAAGACCGTGGACGAGATCCTGTGGGATGTGAACAAGGCTATTGTTGAGGCGTGGGCAGCTTCTGAGTATGATGATTCCGCTATGGCGAATCACATCCTGCTGCCGCCCGACAAGTATGCCTATCTGGTGTCCACCCGAATCGGCACTTCCGGTGACGAGAACATCCTGAACTACCTGCTGAAGAACAACATCGCCAAGCAGCAGGGCAAGGACCTGCAGATCTATCCCTGCCGTTGGTGCTCCGGCGCCGGCACTGGTGATACGGACCGTATGATGGTGTACGTGAACGACAAGAACTTCACTTACTTCGATCTGCCGGTTCCCCTGCAGCGTGCTATGACCCAGCCCGTCGCTCTGCAGTTCGCATATATCACGATCTATGCGGCTCAGATGGGCCAGGTTAAGACCCTGTATAATCAGCCCCAGAGATACGTCGACGGTATCTGATTTCTGTTAAAACTCGGGGCCCGTCGGGGCCCCTACAAACAAAAGGAGAAATAAGATGAGTAAGATTCGTATTTGGTCCCGTGCTTGCTTTGCAATCGGCCCTGGCGCTTCTCGTGATGGAAAGGTGATTGACACCTTCTACACTGTTCCTGGTGCTTTCCAGGATATGGATGAGAGATATATGGACGACCCCACCTTCAAGGCTGGCGTTGCTTCCGGCGACATCCAGGTGATGACCGCTAAGCCCCAGGTCGCCGTGGATGTGAAGCACGTCGACGTTCCCGAAACTCCCGTAGTTCCTACAGACGATCATGTTGAAACCGTCGATGAGTACAAGGAACGTGTCAAGACCATGACTGCTGAGGAAGTTGCTCATGAGTGCGAGAAGTATGGTGCCGAGTTCGTAAATGCTGACAAGCTGAAGGACAACAAGCGTCGTCTGATGGAGGCCTATAAGCTGTCTCACAGTGACGACACCGACGACGAGGAGTAATTCATAAGGAGGAGTTACGATGCCCTACATCGACATGATAGCCATGCTCGGCTATACCAACAATGCTTACATGATGATGGAGGTATTTCGTAGCTCCTCCAACGTTGTCCTCACGGACAATCCCGAATATACCCTTTGCATGTTCAGAAAAACATTTCCCATAATTCCCATTGGCGAAGGCGAACAGGAAGTTCCTGAAGCAGTATTCAATCTGTTTAAAGCGATGGCTGATAAATCCATCAAAAAGGATAGATACTTCTCTGCTTGGGAATATCTGATGGGCCTTTATATTGCTCACATGTCCACACTTTATCTCAAAGCTAATCAGGGAGATCCCGGTGCTCTTTCAGCTATCCAGAGTTCTGCTCCGTATGGAGTAGCGGCAAGTAAGTCGGTTGATGGACTTTCCATTAGTTATGATCTTCTCGGCGTAACTGATGATTTTGCTGGATACGGCACTTGGAAGCTTACGCTTTATGGACAGCAGCTCATAACTCTTACTAAGATTTACGGGCATGGCGGAATGTGGTGTAACGGCTAATGGGAGTTGAAATTGTAACAACGGTAGATAAAATCGGAAAAGTAGCCAAAGCGATGAACTTTATGATGGAAAACGAAGTTTATGTTGGAATCTCCGATGAAACTACGACTCGTGAAAAAGGCGAACCCGTAACAAACGCAGAATTACTGTTCATCCACACAAACGGAAGTCCAGTAAATAATATTCCAGCTCGTCCAGTTATCGAACCTGCAATAAAGGATGATAAAGAACGACTTTCCAAGATGATGGAATCCGCTTTCCTTACGGCAGAAAAAGGAGATACTGAAGGAGCTCTAAGGAAACTTAAGCTCGCAGGAATGCGGGCTCAAAATGTATGCAGGGCCTGGTTTGTAAATCCAAAAAATGGATGGCCTCCCAACTCACCTGGAGTAGCGGCAAGAAAACGAGCAAAAGGAAGTACGAATCCTAAGCCTTTGATCGATACTGGTGAGCTTAGAAAATCAATCACATACTTCGTACGACGCTGGAATGGAGGTAGAATCAAATGATAAACGTATCTGAATTGATCGGCGATCCTGATTTCTGCCAGCCTAACGGCGTGAAGGTTACCCGGAGGCCAACAGAAATAGTAAATCACAAACCTACATATACAGAACAGAAACTTACTCTTACAGGTATTATAACTATATCGAATGAACAAGAAGATGAAATGCTACCCGAAGCAGACCGCAATAAGGAAGCAATAAATATCTTCACTTACAATCGTTTGTTTTGCACTGGCCATGATCGTGCTACAGGCCACGACTATATGGCAGACCTCGTTACATTCGAAGGGGTAATTTACAAAGTAGCTTACTGCTTGAATGATGCACAGTATGGCTTCTGCCGTAGCAAGGCTGTTAAGATGGACCAGGAGGTGATGTAATGGCAGTAAACATTGCTTCTGCTGACTCCCTCAAGCTTTTGTTCGCTGATTTCGTTCAGGACAAACTTGGATTACCTGCTAATAAAGTCCTCATACAAAACCAAAGGCAAGGCCAACCATCTTTTCAGATAAACCAACAAATTGCTTTTGTTGATATCCAGTTTGAACCTGATATCGTAAATCAGTATAAAAACCGTAGGGAAGTACAGAATGAGGATGGCACAGTCACTATCACTCAGACTGCTATTCGAACAGTAATGTTCGGCGTAATTTTTTACGGTCCCGATTGTGACATCCTGGCTACAACCCTTCTGGATATGATGTATCAGGACTCTACAAAACAATTCCTGTCACAAAATAACATGCATTTCATTCCTGACAAAACACAAATCACTGCTCCCATTCATGAAAATTTCAATGGTCAATGGTGGGATAGATCTGACATTAAACTTTATCTTTATGCTTCAACTGAAATTTCTGAGACTGTTAATACAATTCAGTCTCTTGACATAAACACAAAATATTCTAATTTGGAGGTACAACAATGAGCGTTTCCCTCAAAACCATCGTTGATGTCGACGTTCAGATTTCCAAGCCTTCTGCCATTTCAACCAAGTTTAATCTTGGTTTGATCATTGGCACTACGGAAACTACCGACGACGAGAATTTCCACATTTACAACTCCTCTACTTACTCTGCTGAAATGGTTGCTGATGGATACGCTACCACCTCTGCTGAGTACAAAGCTGTTCAGACTTATTTTTCTCAGGGTAACTATCCCGACAAGGTTGCAGTTGCTTACTACGATACTTCTGCCGATGGTACCCCGGATGCATTCCTGACCAAGATTAGAAACCTGAACAACGAGTTCTACGGTTTCTGTTTCGTGTCTACCTTGACTGATGCACAGATCGCTGCTATCGCCAATGCTGTTGAAGGCTTCAGCATTCCTACTGTCTTCTTCTTCGCCTCTTCTGACGACAAGGCAGTTACTTCTGGTTCTTCTTCTGTGTTTGATACTTTGAAGACTGCTGGTTGTACTCGTACATTCGGCTTTTATGGTAAGGATGCAAACCTTGCACCTGGTGTACTGGGCGTTGCTTCTTCTCTGAATACCATGAAGGACAACTCTGCATATACCCTGGCATATAAGACTATTACTGGAGTAGTTGCTGACAATCTGACCGATGCTCAGATCTCCGTTTTGACTGAAAAGAACGGCAATGCTTATTGTCTGTTTGGCAGCACTTACAGCTTCATCTACCCCGCTATCTCCTCTAACGGTTATCACGTTGACGAGGTATACTTGATTGATGTTGCTAAGTATCTTATTCAGACTACTACTGTTCAGGGCCTGACTTCTTCTCGGGTAATTCCCCAGACTGAGGATGGCGTAAATAAGCTGGTATCCTACATTTCTGGTGCTTGTCAGAGAATGGCCGATATGGGTATCATTTCTTCTGGTATCTGGCGTGGCGGTTCTATCAAGGATCTTAATGATGGGGATGCTGTCCAGAATGGCTACTACATCCAGTCTGATTCCATGGCAAGTCAGTCTGCTGAAGATCGTGCTAAACGCGTTTCCCCTCCCATCTATGTTGCCCTCGTTGCTACCGGTGCTATCGAGCATGTGGTTATCAACGTTGTAATTAGCCGCTAAAGGAGGTACAAACAATGGGCACTTACGTTTATTCCTTTGAAGATACTTCGGTTATCTTCTCTCATCCAAATTTCGAAACTTACTCTGCATATGGCACTGGCATTGGCTCCATACAGGTAAGCATGGCCAATGAGGTTACTTCACACGATGTTGCTGCCGACCTGGCGGTAGTTGTTAGTAAGTCTGTTAAGAAGAACGGCACGGTTACTTTCGAGGTACTGCAGGGCAGTGACTTCAATAAGTATCTGAACCGTCTGGCTTCTTACCTGGAGAACTCTGATCCCTCTGAGTTCGCTTTGGCCGCCATTACTATTGTTAATAAGTCTACTGGTGAGTCATACTTCTGCTCTGGTTGCTCCCATCAGAAACGGCCCGACAACCAGTATCAGTCTCAGGCACAGAGCCGTTCTTGGGCTTGGATGTGCGCTAACATTTCTAACCAGTAATAGGAGGTTCTAAACAGTGGAAAACAATAACTTCAAAAAGCACGAAACGTTTACTACCTATGAGGTAAACGATCGTAAGTTTATCATCAATGCATACGACCCTATGCTGGGCAACTATATCTTGTTCCAGGTAATTACCTTCGTTCTGCCTATGGGACTGGACAAGGCACTTTCCAAGGAAGTCGGCACGGAAACTAAACCCACCGCTTCTGTTGAAAATGTAAAGATGATGTCCAAAGAAGATTTCATCAATCTGCAGAAGGATATTCTGGTAACAATCAATGAAGAGATGCCTGGCGGCCACCTGGCCCCTGTGCTCCGTGAGAATGGAACGTATGGTATTTCCGATGTATCCATGTCTCTTGTGCTCAAACTGCTGGTAGCTTCCCTGGCATTCAATTTCAAGGATTTTTTCAACGAGTTCCCATCCCTCGAGGAATTTATGAACCGCTAAAGTTCATTCCTTGTGAGTTCAAAAATCTCAATGCTCGTGTTTATGCTCCTGTTATAAGGAACAAATGGAAACAACACGAGCTTTGGGATGGGACTTATACTTTCAATGATTGGCTCGATATGATGGAGATCATAGAGGTCACAGATGAAAACGAACACCGTGCTATGGAGTCAACTAAGAATGGAAGGTGAATGAATGGCTTCCGAAACCCTTCGTGAATACCTGGTAAAGCTTGGCTGGGACGTCAACAAATCAGGGTTTGATAATGCTTCTGGTTTAGTCGATAAGTTCTCTACCAATCTTATGGCTAAGGCAGGTAAGATGGGTACAGCATTCATTCAGGCTTCCTCTACAATGATTAAAGCTTCTATTGCTACAGTCGAAGCGATCTCGGATATTGCCTTTTCTGTAGCTGAAGCTGATACAGCAGTTGAACGGTTAGCAAGGAAGTATTGGATCTCGGAACAGTCAGCAAGGTCTCTGGCCAATGCTCAGGAGCAACTCGGAATTTCTGTTGAAAATCTGATGTATGCTACCGATGAAGAATACCAGAGGTTCATTGAGCTAAATGAATTCGGCAAATCACTTGAAGTCCCTGCTGCTTTGGATGAAACCCTTACAAAAATTAGGGATATCCAATTTGAGATCTCAAGATTTAGAACAATTCTTTCTTATGGTTCTCGATGGTTGGTTTACTATCTGGGGCAATATCTTGGTTTTGATATTGATGAGCTAAGATCCAAGTTTATGTCATTCAATGAATGGCTGATGACTAATCTTCCGGAAATTGCAAGAAAGCTTGCTAAGATCCTTTCTATAGCCTGGAGGCTTGCCAAAACAGTTTTAACCGTTATATACAAACTTGGCGTTGGCATTGTTCAGGTGTTCGAAAGGCTTGGCACAACTGGCGTAGCTTCAATAGCTGCAATCATTGCCATCATCAAGCTTGCCAAGGCTGGTCCTCTCGGCTGGTTCATAATGGCCCTAACTGCCATAGTTCTGTTGATAGAGGACTTCATGGTGTGGCAGCAAGGAGGCAAATCCCTCTTTGACTGGTCAGGAGTTGCAGAACCAATGAACGACCTATGGAACTCTGTTCTTGGGGTTGCTGGTTCCGTTGGAGATTTGATTAGTAGCTTTACTAGTTTATTCTCTACAATTGATGGGGGCAAGCCTTCCATGACTTGGCTTGGCAACATTCTTCAAACTATATCTGATTTCATAAGTTTCATTTCAACAGGCATAACCGATATAGCTGCTTTGTTAAATCCCAGCGACCAAACTATCCAGGAAAAAGCAGAAAAAGGGACTGCAAGCCTCATTCGAAAGTTTGGTGACTTCGCTGCTCCCATTGCTGAATTTTTTGGTGGGTCTGGGGAAAACGTCAAAAAGGGCGCAAATGCTTTTGCTGATATGATTGATCCCTATGCTGGCGGTAGAAATCCTACTGGTACTTATAATCCGGACAAAACTACTTCTGGATTTGTTTGGACCCCTGGCATGGGGGTTGATAGCCGGGGGAATACTACTAATACAACGAATTGGACGGGCAACGTCATCGTAAATGCTAAGACGAATGCTTCTGCTAAAGATATAGGTGACTCGGTCGCAAGCAGTGTATCTAAGATCTTTGGTTCAAGCAATCCTAATACAAGAATGACAAGGTAAAGGAGGCAGAATATGGCACAAGGTTATCTTTCGCCTTCTGTAAACGATCCACTGCCTTCGGATTATGACTCCCTGATATATTGCAAAACAAATATCGGTGGTTACTTTTTTGATGGCATTCTAAATATACAGCACTCAAGGCAGTTAACGATAACTGAAAACCCTGTAGAAACTGGCGCTTCTATTGTTGACCATTCATATGTAATGCCTGCAGAGCTTACTATGACTGTGATGATGTCTGATGTGCACAGGTCAATTTATCCTGGGCAGTTTGAAGGAACAAAATCTCGTTCAATAGCTGCTTGGGATATTTTGAAAACCATTCAGGCTAGTAGAATTCCAGTGTCTGTTTTTACTCCGCTTGGGATTTACAACAATATGCTTATTCAATCAATACAGGCAACTGAAACTGCTAAAACAGTTCATTCATTAAGTGCTGAAGTACAGCTCAGGGAAATACCAGTTGCAAGGATAAAGACTGTAAAGATCAGTTCTGCTCCGCAAACCACGGGTAGCACTAATCTTGGCCAACTCGAAGCAACAACGGTATCTTCCCAGCTCACTTCTATACTTTATCAATTGTTTGGCAATTTGACAGGAGGTTAAACATGTATAGGATCCCTCTTACAAATAGTCCTAATCAGACTTTTGCATGTATTGTTCCTGTCAATGATAAGAACGTAAACCTTCGCTTCCGTCTGTGGTATAATTACCCTGCTAAGTATTGGCTGCTTTCTGCAGAGGATGTAAAAACGGAAAAATCCATTTTCGATAACCTTCCCTTGTTAGTATCCAAAGGCGAGTATTCAAACATTTTGGCCCAACTTGACTACATGAAAATAGGAATAACCACAGTAGTTCCCTTGGTTCCCGATCTGCTGGACAATCCAAATGATGAGAACTTGGGAACTTCTTATGCATTAGTTTGGGGGGATAACGATGTCAGCTAAATGTTGGCCGTTCAACTCCAGTTCTATTTACATTTCATCCCCATTTGGCTATCGATACAGCCAAGAGGTTATGGCAGTCGGTGGCGGTTCAAACCACAAGGGGCTTGATATGTACCCTCAATCTGGTTCTTGGGACGTGCTTTCTTGCATGGCTGGTACTGTAAAGGCAGTACAATCCAAAGCTGGTGGTTCTAAGACTGGTTATGGCAATTATGTTTGGGTGGCTAACAATGATGGTTCAGCTTGCATATATGCGCACCTTGCAAAGGTATATGTAAAGGTTGGTCAATCAGTTAGTCCTAAAACAAGGCTTGGCTTGATGGGCACTACTGGTGCTTCGTCAGGCAACCACCTACATCTAGGTGTTTCTGTTGGAAGCCAAAACTTGAACAATCCGAGTTGGGTAAATCCTGCCCCGTGGCTTGGTGTTCAAAACTATTCTAACATCAAAGGAAAAACCTTCGATGGCTCTGGATACGTTTCTGGATCTGCTTCAGATATTACATCTGTTAATGATTCAACTGCAGCCTCTAATGAAAGCAGCGGAACTTCTATTTCCTATAGCACAATCATTCCTTCTGGGGAGTACTACCGAGTACAGGATCTTCAAGGTGTACTCCGTGACTGGCTTTACGGACGACGTTACAGAGTGCTTGTTGATATCGGCGGTGGTCAGGCCTTGGACGTATCTAACCTTCGATGTAAATTTGAAATAGTGAAGTCTGCTTATTTTGAAGCAAATCAATCTACTGTTACAATTTACAACCTGAACCCGGACGATGAAAACAAACTCATCAAATCTGGTCAGCGTATCATAATAGAAGCTGGCTATTACGGGGATCAATACGGCAAGATATTTGAGGGCAGCGTAATTCAACCCTTGAGGTCCAAGGAAAACGGGGTTGATTATAAA